AGATAGGCAGCCTCCAATAACACGCACCGTTTGGTAGCATGATATTAAATAAGATAGCCCTTCCTGAAATACTGCTAATACTAAAGATAACGCAGTCACTATACTGTCCTTTATTTTCATCCAAGTCATAAAGATACTCCTTCCTTATTTTACAATATATAGGTGGTATATTAGCATTTAGATATGACATAGTCTAACATTTCCATCTACGCCTTGCTTGTCTTAACCTTGAATTAGGGTCTTTTGCTGCTTTAGGAAACTTTTTCATTTGTCCTAAACTTCTAGCACAAAAACTCTTTCTACGCTTAGCATCTTTTGACCCAGGCTTTACTTTACCAGTAACAGCTGTTTTTAATTTTGACCCTGGATTCATTCTTCTGTAAGCTTTAACTCCAGCTTCAGTCATCCCAGCTCCAGATTTAGTAGGTCTAAAATTTTTTTTATTTCTTGGTGGCATACCACCTTTTTTAAAACTTAATAATTCTAAAGTATAATTATCCATAATTATGTAAATGTAATTGTAACACCTGCAGTGTTAGCTATAGTTGCATGAATACCTTCTTTAAAAAAAATACCAGAACCAGGTAAATACATATCTAAACCTTCTTCTCCAAAAAGATATGTTGCAATTATTGTACCAGTAGCACCCCCAGTTCTAAAAATTATTGAACCATCTGTAGAATTACCTTTTGCTTGTATAGAGGTTAATCTAGCTCTTCTGCTAGTCGGAACCATTTGTTCCGTAGCAGTCGAGTGTTTTACCGATTGATCTGATGTAAAACTTGCACCACCCGGCATTTATTATCCTGGGTTAGATGTCGTTAATTGTGGTGCGTTATACTTATCTGTTAATAATGTATAAGCTGCAACTTTAGTTTTAGTTTTACAAAAAATTCCTGCTGGGAATAAAATTCCATCCTCTGGAAAATTAAAATTAATCACATCTCCAGACGGCACATCTGCTTGAAATAAAGTTGTGCCAGTATTTGAAGTTGTTGTTAATTCTAAAGTACCTGCACCAGTTCCATCCGAAGCAATAATTATACCTTTTAATCTAACTGCTGGAGCAATGACTGCAGATGTTCCTGCAGCAGCATCAGTTCTAGTAGCTTGTATGTCGGCTTTCACTGCCATAAATTCTCCTATTTAGTTGTGGCTCCCGAAGGAGCCACTAATTATTTATTACTGTGCATCAAAAGGTGTTGCAATTGTTCCATTACCAAGTAACTGACCCTCTACAGCATATAAGTTAGCTGCGATTGCAGTAAATTTGATTCTTGAACCT